AATCCGGCGGCCCCCCTGCAACCATCGCCTCCACCGCCGGCACCGCTCCCCCGGACCCCTCCGCTCTCCCGACCGCCACCACCGACAAAGAAAAGTTCACAAAGTCAATAGTAAATTTTATTCATGCTAACAATATCGAACATTTTGTCAAATATAAACAGTTGACCACCTCGTCATCTGGAAACAACAGTATACCGCCACCACCTTTCCCCGACGTCTCTATTTCTGTTGATCAAACTAAACAAAAGGTAGCAGAAGTTCTTTCCAAGCTGTTTTTGAACATATACACTAACATGACGATTATAAAGGGTGTAAAGAACAGTAATAATCTTCAATATGCTCTAGGGTATTTTGTTGTACCAGAGTACTACATACCAAGTGAATTACTGGAACACACAGCTGAGCTAGAGCAATACAAAAAAAATGTAGCCATATACTTGCGAAGTAATGAGATGGTGTTGATCACCAAGATGATGGAGGCAATGTGTCGTGTGTTCTTCACAGTTGCTAAAGAAGGTGCTGCAACCGGTCAACCAGGTGAAGCCGTTCCACCAGATACAGCCGATCAACCAGGTGAAGCCGGTAAACAAGGTGAAGCCGGTAAACAAGGTGAAGCCGGTAAACCAGATAGTAAACAAGATTATAAAGTCGATTTCTTGTCACAACATCTAATGAAAATAGTAGCTATCGCCAGCATTTTCAAGGACAACCGAACAAATCTTGAAAAACTCAAAGTTGATAATGTTGCAAATCTTGACGCAGCATGTAGTAATATTATAGAACTTGTTAAATCTATAAAATGTCCCACGTTTAATAATAATCTACAAACCGTAGGAAACTTTGCTGATGTTAAAACAGAAGATGCAAATACATTTTGGAAAGCGTTTGGAAACGCAATAATTGATAACGACCCTAACATATTTGTTAGAAATGTGTTGAGCTCAGACGCATATCTATTTAATACATTATTCCCAGGTGTTGTTACGTTTGATACTGACTATGTTGAAAAGCTTAAATCAGTACAGAATGAACTGAAGGAAATAACTACTATTGTAGCTAGGGTTTCTGAAATTATAGAACAGCTCAAGGATGATGCCAAGAACAAACTCAAAGAAGCTGTGGTTGACAATAAGGAATTGAAATTGTTCATGGAATATATTAAATCTGTACATTCTGCTCATAGATTCTCGGAATTGGATAAGGCGACTGAAAATGTAAAGGGCGTAGTAAATCAAGTGGTTACTAAATGGAAAAGATTCGGGCCTGTACAGGTTTCCCAGCTACGCTCAGCATCGGAACTCCCGCAAACAGCAGCATCGCTAGAGGGAATACCGAACCTCCCAGTAAAAAACCAAAACTACAAGGTGGTAGTGGCAAACTCAAACAAGGAGGAGGCCCGAAAATAGACGATTATATTGACAATATCTATAAATTTATGGATCCGAAAGAGGTTAATAAAGAGAATGTCAAAAAAGCTGTTGAATCCATGATATCAAACAAAGGCAAGTTCGAAGGTGGAGTGAAAGTGCTTGGCCACGAACAAAAACACATAGAAGATGTGATACTATCAGATCCTACATTGATACAGTTTATGCCATCCGATTACAAAACATTGACAAGTATTAACTATAAAAACCTGCCAACCTATAATACTAAACTGAAAAATATACAAAGACCTAAGATTTCTGCCCCAATAGTACAGCAGGAAGTAGTAAGACAGCAGCAAATATCCAGTTCTCAACGTGCTGCTCCTGATACTAAAGGAGCAATAGATTCTATCAACAATCGTTCTCAAATGTATGGAGTATCTGCTAACCGAACAAATGAACGTGTTGATGCACCACCCCAAGGTGCGTTTCAACTACCTCCATCTACACAAACCAACGAACAAAAAATGGCGAATATCTTGAAAGAAGTCAAATCCATTGTTGGGGATAACAATCCAGTAGTATCTCAACTCGCGGCAGCGTTAGCACGCCCATCACAACCTGTGCCAACTTATCCGCCAGCGCCAACTTATCAATATCAGGCTCCACCAACTTATCAATATCAGACAGCGCCACCTTATCAATATCAGGCTGCGCCAACTTATCAATATCAACAACCTGTGTATCAGGCTCCTGTGATGGAATGGGGACAAGCACCTACCACACAACCTAGTGGACCCACGCCCGCCCAAGCAGCAGCCAAAATGTTTTCATCTGACAAAACAGCGCAAAAGAAGTTTGATTCGATCATCAAAAGCATGATTCCTTACGAAATGTTTGTTGATGAAATGAGGAAAAAAGAAATCAATTGGACGGCAACAGTAGTCAACAACAAGAGCTACATAGAGGACATCAACACCATACAACGAAATTTGACGAAAGAAGACAAGGTTTCTCATAAGAAACGTGCCTACAACAATTGCTTGAACATTATCCGAAAGACAACTACGATGTTGCTCTCACGTGCTGAAAAATGCTATGACGACATCAAGAACTTCCACTTCAAGACTCATCGATCTGATATCAAGAACATTTTGGAATACTTGAAAGAGGAAAACATCAGAGTGCAAAATATCGATGACGAAAAACAACGAAAAGCTGCATCTGAGAGGCCTAAAAAGGTATATGATCAATTCAACGAGCTGCAGATAAAGCTGAAAAAAGATACAGACAACTATTTTGCCAAGATCCAGTCTACAATCGACGAAGTAGAAGGTGTATTTTACTCGAAAGTGGCTTCGATGGAGTTCAACAGCGAAGACAAGAACAAAGACGTGATTAATGAAATTGATAAGAAGCGTGAAAAGATCACTTATCTACGTAACAAAATCTTATCTGTTTATAATCTAAATTATAGCATGGCAGACCTGTTATTTGATCATCAGTTCATAATTCTGTACATTATCAAAGGTTTGCGCATCATGTTTATGTACACAGCTTTATTCCTAGCTACGCGTATATTCGTTCCATTGTACGAAGTGGCTGTATATGATAGCAAAACTGCCCCTCCACCATTATGGAAATATCTGCTTATCTTTCTGGGTTTCGATATCGCTTTTAATGTATTCCTGATGATGGCTCTATACCTACTAATGTACATATTCAGCTCTCCAGACAATACATTCCCCATCAACAAGTATCTTTTCATTAAGTACATGACAGACTACGCTATGAGTATGGTACTAACACTAGTACTATCATACCTAGTCAGTGGTGTCATTGTGAACAAAAAATACTTCAAGTACAAGTACGAAGGTGCTCGTGCTATCAGAGCATTCGAGACAGTAGTTTTCAAGATAGGCGCAGTAATGACACTTCTACCATTCTTTTGGGTCATATAGACTATTTGTAGATCAACATCACATTCCACGCAATGAACGCAACACCAACAGGGTATAGCACTCTCAATATTAGCTCACGTTCAAATGAAACGTCATTGCTCGCTATGTATTGAGTAAAGTAATGATGAATCAAAAAGTGCACCGATAAAGCAAAGACAATGATCAGTGCGCTTTGTAGGAACTTGACCAATTCTTTCTTTTTAGCTTGAAGCTTATCCCAATAGCTTGGGCCAGAGCTTGGTGACACTGGTGTTGTAGTGGCTTGACGGCGTTTTAACTCGTTGATAACAGCAAGTAGCTTTTGTTCCTTCTCGTATTGTTCATTGAAACCTTGTGAAAATTCTAGAGACTGTGGGGTAGACGCAGCGGGAGGAGGTTGCTCTGTCTTCTTTATTACAGGTTCCGCAGCTTTTGGCTCTTCGATCAAAGGAGACCACGCACTGTACAAATCTGTACCTTCTAGCATAATTTCTTATCTTCAATGAAGAAATAATAATCTCTTTCAAAAATATATATAGAAATGAGGACTACTCTGATCATGTTTGCTGTTCTTCTGCTGGTTCTGACTCTCCTGTCAACTTTTGGCGGTTCTATCTCACCCAAGAAGGAAATGTTCTTCGTAGATGAACCCGCTATGCCTGCCAAGGAGAAGAAGGAGCAGGAGCACGACACCCCCGCCCCACCGGCATCAGGCCCCGGTCCAGTTCCATCCTTGATGCCCGACATGAATCTGCCTGGTATGCCAGCCGCCCAGCCCGTCCCAGAACCTTTCACACAAGATGACGAAATTAAGGATCAATACGCTCCTTTCTAAACATCTACTTCACTATCATCGTCGCTGTCATCTTCTTCGCTGCTTGAATAATCATACTCAGCAAGTTTTTTCCTATATGTAATATAGTTTGCACGGGTATCAAATTCTTGTTCGTCATCGCTTTGCTCTCGAGCAGCAATGTCTCGTTTTTCATACATGTACCTGATGAAATCAGATTCATAATTAGGATTCAAGATGGATTTCTGAAACACCGTTTTTTGTGTAGGGACCCTAAACTTTATCATCAACAACATCTGATTGTTGACTCCCTTGAAGTCATACAATTTGCCATCCGCTGTTTCAAATCGAAACGTGAGCTTCAGTAGCTTGCCAATAGGATGAAACGGTTTTCTCACCAAGCTTACGTAGTCGAAACGTACGTTTGATATGTCGGTGACAGCTCCCATCTTGAACATAGCTATTCCAGGGATAAAGCTGCTATAAGAAAAACTACCATACAAGTGGTCTTCTATTTCTTTGCACCTCAGGATGATAAAACGTTCTCCCATTAGGTTTACAATTCCAGGGGCTGTTATCGCATAAGTACGTTTAACTTCATCGTATCTACTGACAAACACCTTTTCATTGTTGCCTATAGAAATAGACGCATCAGTGTCTGATGGATACAAATCGAATCCCAAGTTTTTGGATAATGAGTTGTTTATGTTAGCATTCAGCAGCATGTAATCATAGGAGGTTATCTTGTACTTTCCTTGCTTCTTGTCTGTCAATGCAGTTGACTCGAAAAAAACGCCCCATGCATTCATAACCGAGTTTAACTCAACTTTTAAACTAGTTACGTCGTAGTTACCAAGTTCTATAGACTGCCTTATGTTTGATATAGTACCTATATGTGTTGTTCGATCTCCTTTCAATCTACCATACTCATCTGCACTGATATAACCGAACTCATAATAATACACAGAATCCCCTACTACTTCTAAGTTGTCCTGTTTGAGAATTGGTACGTTGGGATTATCTTTTGGTACTTTGTAGAATGTTTTATTGTTTCGAAAATAGTAGTAGTCACCTTGATCCTCAGGACTTGGCATAGAATAACTCCTTGACACTTGAACATCTAAAAGTCTTCTAACCGCACACACATATGGAGATACTTCCGACAATGTCTCAACAGTGCTCTCTGTTATTACCAAGTACGTTTGCTTTGTATCCTCGAACAAATCTATGAACTTGCTGCAAAATCGTATCGACTCTACGATACTTTCAGGTGGATAAACAGATTTGTCCGAAGATTTGACGACAGAAAAATTCAAAGTACAATTGTAAGCGTCTACATTGTACATTGTAGTCGGGACTGCAGCGTCTAAAATATCAAAACCTACTACATTTTTGAAAGGCTGTGAAAACTCTATTGAATATTCTGAAGGAACTGGATATGTCTTCTGATTTCGTAACGAACTGTCAGCAAAGAACGCTATGCTATCGATTTCGCTGTTTTCTTTCAGGTAATCTACGTCTTCAATCATTACTAGCTAACTGTGATAGTGGCCTTAAGTAATTAAAAAATGATTATCAAAAGATTTAAAGGTTGATCAAGAGACAAGAGCAAATGGCGAACACGTTGAGCTTGATTATGATGGATCACTACGCGCCGAGAGCAGCGGACAGAGTGTTTGATTTAGATGTTTACGAGCTTGATGAGAACTCACCAAGGTGTCCTACTCCCGTAGGAGCTAATATTACTTTGAAACCTCACCAAGAAGCCATGCTCCATCGCTGCATTATGTATGAAAACGAAGATCTTCCCTTGTCGATGTTTGCACCACTTCCGTCAACACCAGACCAAAGTGTTAGATTAAACGGAGCAGTAATCGGGGATCGTGTAGGTAGTGGTAAGACATACCTAGTTCTATCGCTGATTAAGAGCAATGATATTACTAACCGTAACAGCTACTTTGTGAAATCATTTGGTATGAACTCGATGGTGTTCAAAGCGCACGATGCGTCTTCATCGATCAAGACAAACATTATCGTTATTCCTCACAACATCCCCTCACAATGGGAGGCGTACATCAAGAATTTTGGTTGTGGCCTGACATACTTGATGATTAACAAGACAAAGATTGTTACCGATATAACATCTGGTAACACAAAGATAGAAGATTATGACTTGGTTGTTGTCACATCTACGTTTTACAAGTTTGTCGCAAACTATTTGATTGACAAAGCTATCAAGGTTCAACGCATCATTTTTGACGAGGTAGACAACATCACGATAAGTGGGTGCTACAAGATTCGTGCTATGTTCTACTGGTACATTTCTGCATCATATGGCAACTTAATGTACCCGAGAGGCTATAACAGTTATTGCGAGGGAGCAAGACGATACGTTTCATACGCCGAGGGCATCAGAACTCCTGGGTTTGTTAAGACGTTATTCTATGAGTTAGCAGACACGCTTCCCAAAGAGCTGATGAAGATAATGATAGTCAAAAACAAAGAAGCGTTTGTAGAAGCCTCTTTCCAACTCCCTCCTATGATTACTCATATTATCCGATGCCAAACCCCCGCAAGCATTCGTATCTTGGCGGGTGTAGTTGACAGAAACATCATCGCTTCTTTGAACGCAGGTGACGAAGAAGGTGCTATCGCTTTGTTGTCCCCGCTTCAAAAGCGTACAGAAAGCAACATCATTGAGTTGATGATTAATCGAAACAACAAAGAATTGAAAAACTTAAATACACAATTGAAGATTATACTCGAAGTCGACTACGACACTCCAGAAGAAAGAAACGAGGCTATCAGTGCTATCAATAAGAAGATACAAGATGTTAACAACAAGATAGAGCTCATAAAAGACAGGATCAACAACAATGGTTTCTGCTCCATTTGCTACGACGATATTACTCACAAAACCATTCTTGCCTGCTGTCAAAACTCATTCTGCTTCAAATGCATCAGTATCTGGAGAAACAGACACCCTACGTGTCCAATGTGCAAGCAATCATTGACGGACGATAAATTGTTCGTGGTGTCAAAACAAGACAATGTTGAAGAGCCTCCTGCCGAAATTCCTCGCGACATTTTCAATCCCGCATACAGCCTTAAATACGACAAGTACCGAATGCTTGAGAAAATTCTGAAACAGCGAAAAGCAGATCCCGCGTTCAAGTGCCTGTTGTTCTCGGGATACGATACCAGCTTTACAAGAATTGTCCCGATTCTAGAAAAATTGAACATCAAGTTCTCCTTTTTGAAAGGCAGAGGAGACGTAGTGAATAATACAGTTAGGCGTTATAAGAACGGTGATGTTCAAGTTCTACTGGTAAACATTAACGAATACGGTAGTGGTCTAAACTTGGAAAACACATCCGACGTTGTTATGTTCCACAAGTTTGAATCTCAGATCGAAAAACAAGTCATCGGACGTGCACAGCGTATGGGACGGGTTGGATCCCTAAAGCTTTGGTATCTTCTACACGAATCTGAGTAAATCACATATAAACAAACACCGAGTGTTTTATTTAGCAGATGATTAACATTGTATTAGACACCGAGACATCAGGACTTCCAAGTGGTGTTCAATACGGAAGGTTTCCACATTACACACAACTCAAGAACTACGATACATCACGAATTGTATCAATATCATGGATTGTTAGCAAATGCAACAAAGTAATTGCACAAGCATACTATGTCGTCAAGCCGGATGATTTTGTAATTGCAGAGGAGAGCATCAAAATACATGGAATCACTAACGAGTACGCACAAGAACATGGCGTACCATTTTCGAAAGTAATTGAAGAACTGACACCCTGGATTGAATGTGCTGCTGGGATCGTGGCACACAACATAGCTTTTGACAGCAACGTAATTTTGAGTGAATTGCACAGGCACGGTGCAACTCAACTTTTGGAGCAATTCAAAACGAAGAACTTCATTTGCACGATGAAAAAGGGCAAAGAATTTATGAACTTTCACAAGAACCCAAAGTTGTCGGAACTACATGAATATCTGTATCATGAACCAATGCACAATGCTCACAATGCACAAGCTGACACCTATTACTGTTTCAAATGCTTTATCAAAATGTTTCCTACAGAAGAAGGGTTTTTTTTCTTTAAAAACAATGAGATCAAGCTAACAGACGAACAAAAAAAGATTGTGTTCGAAGACATCGATAAGAATATGATGGTGATTGCATGTGCCGGGAGTGGGAAATGCCATGCAAAAAATACCAATATCCTGATGTATGATGGAAGCCTCAAAAAAGTCCAAGACATTAGGCCTGGAGACCGTGTTATGGGCGATGATTCTACGCCTCGAAATGTTTTGAGCCTAGGAAGCGGAGAGGATGAAATGTATGATGTTGTGCCTTTAAAAGGCGACAAATTTTGTGTCAATGGTGAGCACATCTTGTGTGTGCACAACGGCGATTCAGTAGAAGAGTTGACTGTGAACCAGTACTTGTCATTGCCTTACGAGAGAAAACAACTTCTATCATTGTACACTATGCCTGTCGAGTTCAACAATGACCCAGTAGCTGATGCTTATACTTATGGTTTGCAATGCAGAGAGTTTATCGACAACAAATACAAGCTTTCAAACCTGTCTAGTAGAAATGATTTAGTGTCAGGATTGATTGCGAGATACCAAACTTATGTTGAAGAAGACGTGGTCAAATTATTCATAGACGATACTGACAAATTTATTCAAGACGTATTGTTTGTAATCAGGTCAATTGGTTGGACAGCCGATTACAATAAGGCAAAAAAGACTATAGATGTATTCAGGTACATGTCTCGCGTTCCGTTCAGAGTGATTCATAAATGTCGAGGAAGGTATTATGGCTTTACTCTAGACGGTAATCACAGGTATTATATGGGCAATTTCATCATCACACACAACACTACGACAACGCTATGTCGTATTAAGAACTTGATAGAGCAAGGAGTTCCAGAAAATTCCATCATGTTGACTACCTTTACCAAGGACGCATCCATCGACATGCGTGACAAACTTATCGATATAATGGGGTACAAACCAAACATTACTGTTGGAACTATCGACGGCATCAGCAAAGGGTATACTACCCGGCACTACGGTACCCAGACGGACTTGAAACACGTAGGTGAACATGGTCATGAGTTTTTGAAGTTAATTCGCGAAGAGCCTCACGTCATCTCTCATTTCAGGTACATGTTTGTTGATGAGTTTCAGGATATCAGCGAGTTTCAATTTGATGTTATTCAAGAGTTTTACAAGAACGGTTGTATAATATTTGGCGTCGGGGATGATGCACAAAACATATACACATTCAGAGGTTCAAATATAAAGTACATCTTGAACTTCAATGAGTATTTCAAGAACTCGAAGACGTACATGCTAACTTACAACTTTAGGTCCTCTCCACAAATCGTCGAGTTTGCAAATGCAAGCATCGAAAGAAATCACAACCAGATACCTAAGAAGATGGTATCGGGTAATCCTGTATTCCATGGTCAGTCCTGGCCGAAACCAGAAATTTCTTATTATGCCAACGCCAAAGCTCAAACAATTAAGATAGTAGAAACATTGAAAATACTGTCAGCTACAGTACCGCTTCATGAGATAGCCATATTGTGTCCCATCAACAACCCTTTGTTTGCTGTGGAAGAAATATTAACGCAACATGGAATCAAGAACGTGTTCTTGGATGGAAAAGGTGATACTAGAACAATGAGAAAGGCTAACCATGTTTGCTTGTCGACTATTCATAAATCTAAAGGTCTCGAATGGAATGTTGTATTTATGATTTCTATGTGTGATGATGTTATTCCCAAGATAAAGAGCCAAAAAGCTATCGAAGAGGAAAGACGGCTGTTTTATGTGGGCGTCACTAGAGCAAAGCAACGTTTGTACATTCTGTTCCACAAAGGACCTACTTGCTCGTATGTAACCCGTTATGTGAGTGAGGTACCTACCATGTTCTACGATTTCATCAATTATTCACCATTGCGAATTGGTAAGTCGGATGCAGACGGGGTGACTATTAAGAAGTCAGTTACAAAACTCATATCTATGTTGGATGGAAATGATTATATTTCGCTCAAAGAACTAGGTATTATACCTACAATATCTTCGGAATCTATTGAGAAAACAAAACTGTATGAAGCAACCACATACAAGGGAGTCATCAAGAATGAAGACCTGTTTGCGGACTTTGGCATATTCGTAGACTCTTACATAACAAGGGAGGCTGCTAAAAGGTTCAATTTAATGGATTGCAGAAACGACAAGTATGCGTTACAAACTTTAGCGCACATAACGTTAGATCAACGCGATTATGACATCTATAGATTGTATCGATCTAATTTCGAAGAAAATCTAACTGCTGTAGAGAACTCAAATGCTGATACGGCAAGATCTATAAAGAGCATCTTGGAGATGAATGCAAAGGGAATCATCGCCTCTCATTTGCCGGTAATTGTCAGCATCGTGGAGAAAATACGTTTCAATGCTACAAAGTTTGGTGTTTCTTTCGACAAAATCCCAGTATTCAATGAAAGATTCCTTCCAGAAGACTTTGTAGATAAGATGAAGGACGCTGCACGTATTTATAGTGAGTTTACTATCACAAGTAAAGATGCGATCAATCAAATATGGGATGTATCGAAATGCCAGATGATTGTAAACGACAGGCGTCGTCGTTTGTTGTTCAAAACAATAACAGGTCAAGACATAATGACCGACTACGAAGATATGTTTGATAACTTGTCCAAGTTCTTAGACTTTATTCAAAGCAAAGGAGATATTACATGTCGCAAAGATCTGAAAGCGCCTATAGATGGTATATTCGGAGAAGCAGACATGATTGCAGGAGATGTCTTGATTGATTACAAGACCTCCACAAGTGAAGAAATAGACGCTATGTGGATAGTGCAGCTTCTGACTTACAAGGCATTGTGTAATATCAACAAGATTTCTATCAACCAAATTGCAATATTCAATGCTTTGACAGGATGGTATTATGAAGTGGACGTGTCGAATTGGAAAGAGCATTTCAGGCTTCTAGCTTACCTTCTTGACAAGCGCAAGAAAGTCATCGACCAAGCATCAGTTGTTTAAGCTTGTCGTACTGGCTAAAAGCCATATTGTCTTGTTGCTGTTGGGCTAGTTGACGTTTCAACTCAGCTTGTTGGGCGCGTTTCTTTTTTTGTTCCCAATACTCCACGTCCTCTGACGTAGGAATATAGGACAGACTGTCTCTTTCGTGTTCTACTTCACCAACATTCTTGTACTCTTTTCTATTCACAAGTCTAGGATCGACAATCCTAGATGTAGTATGCGCTACTTTATAGTCCATGTAATTGAGTTGCCTGTTTGTTGTGTTATCCCCTGAAAAGTCATCTATGTTATCGACACCTAGTTCTGTGAATTGAATTCGCTTTGCCATTACCAATGGTTCAGGCTCTACATACTTTTGAATGAATTTGTTATTGTTGTCTACAGTACGCTTGTTGAATTGAGCGTTGAATTTGTCAACATTAAACTTGTCCTTAGCCATAGGCTTCTTAGGGGTTTCATCAAAGTCTGGAAGAGATGATTCTTTCATCCAGCCTTGATAACCTGTGTCCAAAGCACTACCCATACGATGTTGCTCAAATACGCTATTAAACCTGTCAACGTCGAAACCGTCAGATTTTGTCTCTATATTTCTATGTTTTGAAGCATGAACATCGAACGCTTTTTTCAGCTCGTGATGTTGCGAGTCCGAAACTCGTCTGTTGTACTCTTTCATCAGTGTTTTGAAGCATTTGGCAACCAACAGGAAAAGTTCTTCCGACCCACCACGGTCTGGATGAGAGACCATAGCAAGCTGTTTGAACTTTGCCTTGAGTTCGTCAATCGTGAACGACGAATCTTTTGTTAACCCAAACAGTTTATATGGGTCCACGTCCATTGTAATATCTTACGTATCATACAATATATTTATGACGTCACTGACGCGCCAGTGCTCGCCACTTCGCAAACTCGCAGACTCGTAGACTCGTAGACTCGTAGGCTCGTCACTGACGCGCAAGTGCTCGCCACTGTTGTGCAGCTATCTTCATTCGGTCTTTGCACAGCATTTCCGGATGAGACTCTGACAAACTTTTAAGTGCCTCCTTAAGGAACTTGTTGTAATCAGTCGGTGGTCTTTTTGGCTTCCGTGTTTTCTTGATCTCTTCTTCTTTCACATACTTGCGGAATACCAATATAGGTTCGTGATACTCCTCCCACAAACACTTGGTCGTACGTATGTATTCTTTGCCATGTATATCGATAACCACGGTGTCCAGCAGCTCATCGCAAGCACGCAGCACAGCGCCGTTTATGGTGACTGTCTCCATAACTTCATACATCATCGTAAACGTATCATATTTCTCGTTCATACTGGCAATCATATAAAAAAATTTATAGTAGAATACTCAATGAATCCATACGAAGTGCTTGGTGTTTCTAAATCTGCTACCAAGGAAGAGATTCGAGCAGCTTTCAAAGAGAAAGCTGTACAATATCACCCTGACAAAACCAATGGAGATAAAAGCAAGGAAGAAACTTTTAAGAACATCAACGAAGCTTATTCTATACTGTCCGATCCTCAAAAGAAACAAGAATATGACACGTTTGGGCATGGCGGTGGACCCCCACCGGGAGATCATGGTGATCCATTCGCCGACATATTAGCAAGCATGTTTGGTGGTGGAATGCCGGGTGGTCACTTCAGTTTCAACTTCAACCAAGCACGTCCTAAACGTGCAGATGTAATCGGTATAGGACTAACTATCAATGATATGTACCATGGTACCACCAAAAAAGTAGAGTTTGAAATGATGGACAAATGTCAAAAGTGTTCAGGTAGCGGGGCAGCTGATCCATCTACAGTTGTAAAATGTAGGGTGTGCAATGGTATAGGCATGGTTCACCAAAGGGTAAATCAGTTCATGATGACTCAAACGACATGCCCTAGCTGCTCTGGTAAAGGTGAAATGCGCACAGGAAAGGCTTGCGGTGGATGCAAGGGAGCTAAAACGTGTTATCGCAAACGAGCGTTCGAGTTGAATTTACCAAAAGGATTGAACACCAATACAGAAACACGAATGGATGGAAAGGGGTCTTATGATCCCGACTCAGACAGTTACAACGACATTGTTTTCAAGTTCAAGTATGACATCCCTGCAGAATACAAGATAGATGAATCAAATGGCAACGTGACGTATACTCATTCAATCACGATTGACGATCTGATTAGCGGATTTGATCACAAGGTATCTGTGTACTCAAATGTCGAGATACCTCTGTCAAGTTCATACTATTTCAATCCCGATACAAAAGCTGTAAAGATTCCCGGCAAAGGAATGTTTCTGCCTAACAAAAACAAAAGTGGTGACTTGTTTATAAATTTCAAGGTTTTGTGGACTGAAGGAGAAAAACTTATTAAGTATCGAGAGGTATTCCAAAAGATCTACAAGAGAACACCTTCTGAATCTACTGAGGCTGTTCAGGTGTGAAGAACTTAATCGTACCGTCAATTAGTTTAATACCAACGTGAACAGGCTTTTCAACATCGAACGTGTAAACATTCTTTTTTTTATCGACAAGATACGTTACATCTTGATACACATACTTGGTAGTTTCGATCATGTCACTCTTGCTCTTTTTCTTGACATTGAGGCTGATTCCTCTGCCAGTCGCTTTGGGTTCATGCGAGTTCTCCCCCTGAACGTGATTGATATCCAAATACTTTTTACGAATTGTATCAAACTCCAGCCCATTATCATTACATATAGCCTTGACTACTGTATTTAAGTGACTGTCGAAAGCATCTAGAATAGCTTGGACTTCCATGGTGATTATTCACTCGCGCCTTTGGCTTTAATAGCATCTTCAATTTTTTGCAAGAATATGGGTCTATAGTCTATGTCTGGTTTTTCACTGCCAGATCTAGAGTGATTTTGGCTATGTGATTTGGCAAGACTTGGTTGGACTCTGCTTGCGGGTTTTTCGCTCCCAGATTTAATTAATGAAGGTTTGGTTAAATCGTCTGGTATTACTATAATCCAGTCGGTGTTTTTTGACCTTTCTTTCTTGATAGCTTCCAATGCCGTTATCATTCCTAGTTTATCTGGTTTATCTGACGGATCAACCAGCATTTCATCAGCTCTGATAGCTGGGTCCGACGATGTTTTTGAAGAAGAATGTGTCTTCACAATTTCTGCCATATTAGTTTTAATGTTATGATAAATAAGTCGACGTAAGAAGAAACTCATATGATTTAATGTTTCGTTCAAGTATAATGTCTGAAGCATATAATCTTTTTTAATATTTACTTTGTCCTTATGTTCATCTAGTGTCTTTTGCAATAATGGGGGTATCTTTTCTTTTTCAAAAGCTTTAATTTTTGAATCGAGATCGGCTATTTTAAATTGCTGTCCTGCAAAACTATCAAAGAACGACTTCAATTGGTACGTTGATGTAAAATCGCCATGTTTTGCTAAAAAATTGGCATCAACCACACCTCCCAATTTAATTAAAGCATTGCCGGGAGTGGCATATGATCCTAAGTCAACTATTACCATATCTTTTTCTTGACCAGAACAAGATACATGTCCATTATAGAATGTGTGAGCTGATGGATATATATATTCTTTATGTGTTTGTGAGATTGTGTATATTTGCATATTTTTTTGACGGTTATTTTTAATAGCCGTTACTAGGTCAGATAAATTTTCAAGTTCTTTATAATTAGTTTGACTTCCTGTAATAGATGTCAGTTTTTCTTTTATTGTTGATGCGGAGATGTCCATATCTTTATGTTTTAACTCAAAGCACTCAGTTAGTTGAATACCCAATCCCTGTTTACTTAAGTGATCAGATTCTGGATTAAATCTACTTAAGTGATCAGGTTTTGGACTAAATCTACTTAAATGATCAGATTCTGGATCAAATCCATAAAACAACAACACCACATCGTTGTCCCCACATACTAAATCTTTAAATTTATCTATATCGCCTAGTTTTTTTATAGTAACAGTATGTTTGATAGATGTTATTTTCAGTAGTTCAGTAAGCGGTGTATCAACATACTCGGAATCTTCAGCACCTAACTTTGCAAGAACACCCTCTCTTATTTTAACCAACTCTTCAAGTAATCCTATAAATTTCATGTTGCAATCTACCAGCATTTTCGCTGCGCCTTTTGGTGTATATTTATCCTTCGGTAACTTTGATGAGAATATTTTATCGGCCAAATACACAAAAAGCAAACATCGAATAACTGCTATATAGCTATATGCAATTATATCAACGATATCTATGAAGTCATAAAAGGCTCTTGAAGAAGATATTTGTGTGTACTTGGATTTGTTTGCATCGATTTGCAAAGTCTCCTCTGCGCTGATTGTGTAATGATCCAACAAATTTTTGACAACATTGATCAGTTTACTAGGATCCATAACCGTATGTTTGGGTTTGCGCTCTGTAGGTTTAGCAGTAGTTTCATCATCTAAACTTGGCCATGATGTTGCGGTATGTGGAATAAACTCTGATTCACCAAAATCAAATTCAGCCGAGCCCGATTTCAGTTCGGCATATTCAATCAAACCTTCAATCCATTTTATGGATGTGTCCAGATCTTTGAAACTCAACGACTGTATTTCTGGATATGGTTGCTTCAAGTCAATTGGCTTAATCCTCTCCAGATTTGTAAATGTTATTGCTTTGTCCTTGCACGCTCTCATGTAAATCAACACTTCTTTCAGTATGTCAATGCACTTTGCTCTAACTTCGATTTTACTTTGGTCTATGGTACTCTGATCCATTGATTATAATGGAGGTAAAAAAACTATCTATTGCACATTTTTCATCAAATCTGTTTCCGCTGTATTTGTGTGAAATTTCAGTAAAGCATCTACAACTTCCTTTAGTTGAGTTGTATTTGCTTTACTTGTTGTTTCAAGCTCATTCATCTTAACTTTGAATACATGAAACGCGTATACAAACGCACATCTTCTCATAAAAACACTATCAGCTACTGCATTTAATAATGGGGTGGTGTCTTGTTGTGGCACTGTTTGAGTACGCTGGGGCGGCGAGGATGCCCCACCTTTTACAAAATCAGGACTCTTCAAAGGGAACTCATTTTCGAAATCTGTTTGGTTTTCTATTTTTCCTTCTTGCAAATATTTTATAATATTAGGGCCTAGGCCGTTATTTGGTTGTGCGTTGGTAATTGTTTTATTAAGAGCTTGAACATTACTATTAATAATTGAGCTGATTGCAGCAGCCATTTTTACTTATTAGAACACTTTAATTTTCGAAGAGCCATCCATCCAAAAAGTAGCAACAATATACCTCCTACAATTGCTATGCTCATTATTATGTTGGTATGATCTCCACTAGGATTTTTCATATACATAGCTTTGGCAGCTGCCAGTGTAATCAGTCCCTTTCCAAGGTCCTTGTTAACAATATTGTGTAGCAACCATGTCCACTCAAATAATTTCGAGCTAGAATCAAGATAACCTTCGATAGAAGGTACCTCTTCTAGATGTCTCGAGTAGTTTTCGGCACATTTAAAACAAGGCAGTACCTTGTGTAAGTTCATATAAAACTCTTTGTAATCCTTGCGCTCTTTTGTTGAAGGTTTCTCCATAGGGTATCCAAGTGCAATGTAGTGGATAGTTTTCCACATATGTGGCCCCCAAATCTGTGGAGATGCCATATTAATTTTGGTATATAAAGAAAATTTGATTGAAAATATGTATAATATTTAGGCAATAAAAACTTGTGTTATACAACAAATGGATAACAACACCCCGTTAATATGTGCAAATTGTGGGGGTTATGGGCATGGTTATAGAAACTGTAATCATCCTGTCATAAGTTATGGGGTTATCTGCTATAGATTTTGTTTTGACCCGGAAACAAACTCAGTATCCCCTCGGTACTTAATGGTACAACGTAAAGACAGCCTGTGTTACGTAGAGTTTATCAGGGGAAAGTATGATGTGCAAAACAGAGAATACATATTGAAGCTGTTCGAAAACATGACAATTGATGAACGTCAACGCATCGAAAAGAACGATTTTGAAACGCTATGGAATGACATGTGGTGTCGTAGAGATGGAGAAAAGGCAGAGTGTACTCGAAATTTTAGTAAAGAGATGAAAGACTCTAATGAGAAGTTCAACTTGATCAAAAAAGGTGTGTTAATTAAGCTTGCAGACAGCGATGAAATCATAGTTCTCAATTTTGATTACATTCTTTCGCATACAATTCCATTGTTCGAAGATACAGAGTGGGGATTTCCCAAGGGAAGGCGCAACATATCTGAAAACGATATGATGTGTGCACTTCGTGAGTTTTCGGAAGAGACAGGCATTTCGTACAAAACTATTCGTTTATGTAACGATATAAAGCCTATTGAAGAAGTGTTTTCCGGATCAAATAAGATTCGATATAAGCACGTATACTACATCAGTAGGTATTTATCCTACAGTACAGACATGTCAGCATCAATGCCAAATTTGTACAACCCTTTGAACAAGGTACAAAGTAAAGAGATCAAGGCTGTGCAATGGTTTACATATCAAGAAGCGCAACGGTTGATTCGTGACCATAATATCGAGCGTAAGGAGTTGTTAAAGCGCCTCAACAATGTGATTATGCGATCTATCCAGTAATTTTTCTTCATCTCCTGACTATCTAGTCAGATTTGAAATCTAGTCATAGATTAGAAGAGACAATGAGCTCAATAGAACAGAACTATCAAAAGCTATTTCGTCTTTTTAAGGAGAACCCAGAAGAATACGAAGACGAGAAACGTAAAACCATGTATCCTTCTATAACAGACCCCAAATTTGGAGAAAAACTGTTGAGCAAGAAAGAGTTTGCTAGAAATCTATCTCTACCGATAGATGAACGTGATTACGAAACTATAGCAGATACCATGTGTACCTCCAAAGACTTCAGGCTCTCTGCACATCAGACGTTTGTGTCTAATTTCTTGTCTCCACAAACTCCTTACAATGGTCTGCTACTGTTTGCTGGCGTCGGTGTAGGTAAAACCGCAAGTGCAATAAGTGTTGCGGAGAAGTATTACGAGCACAACAAGAAGCGTGTTTTGATTATTCTTTCTGGAAACATCAAGGACAGCTTTAAAAAGCAAATATTCGATATCACCAAATATGATGTGTCTAGTAGATCTTCTACTCTTGTCACGGGTACGAAATATCCAGATATGGTGTTCGACAAGGAATTGATGACGTCTGATATGATTGAACGCAAGATTAACAAAATCATTAAAGAACGTTATCAATTCATGGGCTACAAGGAACTTGTTGTTTTAATGCAAAAGATAGAAGATCGTGTCGACAAGATAGAACGAAATCCTGAAAAACGCCAGGCTCGCAAGGACGAGAAGATCAAAGAGTTTTTTTCTAATCGACTGATCATCATTGATGAAGCCCACAACCTAAGAATGCCAGCAGAAACAGGCAAAAAACAGATTTCTGCAGCCTTTTTAGGATTGTTGCAAAAGGTAGAGAACGTCAAGTTGATGCTGATGACTGCCACACCGATGTTCAACGAGTCTCGCGAGATAGTATGGCTGTTGAACCTGTTGTTGACAAATGACAAATTACCACTTCTGAAGACCTCTGATATCTTTGATGTCAATGGCAAAGTCACGACCAACGGAGCATCGCGTTTGAAAATCATAGCGTCTCAGTACGTTTCTTTCATGAGAGGTGAGAACCCATTTTCGTTTCCATTCAGGTTGTTTCCAACAGAAGGCTTGTATACCAAATACCCATCTATTGACTTAATTACGAAGAAAAAGATTACGTCACCGATCAAACACTTGCAACTGTACAGAACTACTATGAGTGATCATCAGCGCAGTCAATACGATTCTTTTGTAAAATCAAAACCCCTAGAATCGGAAAGTAATTCAGATTACGAGGACGAAGAAGAGGAGACAAATGATGTTCAGAACCTTGTACAAATATCGAATGTAGCGTATCCATCTGGAGATGTGGGTAGCAAAGGGTTTAACGCTATAATCGATAAGATCGACAACAAACGTCTCAGGTACAAAAAAAACGCACCACATATCTTCGATTATGATAACTTGTCGACATATGCCCCAAAGCTGAAAACCATTATAGACAAAATTAGAACTAGTCAAGGTATAGTTTTTGTTTACTCTCAATATTATTACTCTGGTATATATCCCCTGGTTATGGCGTTGGAACACATAGGATATACGAAATACAAAAGCAGCAAGTTGGTGGACGGCATTACCCCTAAAGAAAAGGGGCCATCATATATCGTCTTGTCAAGGGACAAGCTGTTGTCACCTAACAATGATGCAGAGATTGCAGCAGCCAAGTCTGTTGAAAACGCCGATGGTTCTATTATCAAAGTTGTGATTGTCTCTAAGATTGGAACAGAAGGTATTGATTTCAAACGTATCAGGGAGGTCCATTTACTCGAGCCATGGTATAATCTTAATCGTATCGAACAAATAATAGGACGAGCTGTGAGAACATGCTCACATATAGATCTACCAAAGGAGAAACGCAACGTAACGATCTATCTTCATGCAAACGAATACAATAGCAAAGAAGAAAGTATCGATTTACGTATGTATCGTATATCGGAAAACAAGCAAGTTAACATAAGCGCTGTCGAACGAATACTCAAGGAATCATCCATCGATTGTCCATTGAATCATCGTGTACTTAGTATGCCAACTGACTCAATTGACATGTCGTTCGACATCGAAACTTCACAATCACAAGTCATCAACTACAAAGTCGGCGACAAAGATGGTAGCTTTTTGTGTGGATTTGGTCCATGCCAATTGACGTGCAATGTTTCTCCCACAAAAGTCAACACAAAAGACACAAGTACTTTTTCTCAGGTTTTTGTGTTGAATGAGATCGAGCTCTATAAAAAGTATGTAGCCGACCTGTACAAGGGCAACAAGGTGTACACATTCGATGAAATATATAACTTTTTGAAAGCAGATTACAAGATCATTGACGAAGAAATCCTGAAATACGCAATGGAAGAAATGGTCGACTCAAACTTTGTCATAAAGCGAGGAAACAATTACATATACCAAGATGCAAATACTTCTATCAGAGCGTCTATTCTGGAAAGAACAACGATGAAGTATTTGCCAGGCAAACTAGATATAGGAAGACTTGCAAAAGAAGAAAAAATCACAACACCTGTTCGAAATACTAGTACAGTAATGAAAAGCATCGAAGAACGCATCGAGTCGCTGAACGATTCTGTAGAGTCTTTGAACATGTCGTTTCCAAAACAACATATAGTCGATAGCATTGTCGACAAATTGTCAGAGAGCGAACTCGAAGATTGTGTGAAGCACTTTGCTCAAGTCAAGCCCACCACCCCATTAGAGAAGGAGGTATTCAGCAGTCTCGAGCGTACTGGAAGTTTTATTGTGAACAATAGCATGTTTACGTATTTTTACAACCACTTTACAGGTAAGTTTCACAACGCAGCTACAAATGAGGTTGCAGGACCATTAGAATTAGCTAAAATAAAGACAGCATACGATGCTATCATGAAGAACACTTATGATTCAGTACCCGAAGACGTAAAGGGTTACATAGGACTGAGCAGAAAACTAGAACCTAAGTTTAAAGTTAAGGATAATCCATCAACCAGCGGTTACGTTTGCAGTCAAACATCATCATTGGAACTTGGAGAGCTCAAGAAACGTGTTGGTATAACGGATACAAAGCTAAAAGCCAGCAAAGCGATGCTATGTCATATATACGAACTTCAGCTAAGAAATGCAGGAAAGTTCAAGAGGCCGTTCGGCATGAAAAAATGATCATATATAAAACATTTATAAGTTATAAACAAATCATGAATAAGGATATATTTGTAAGATGTCTCATATCGGAGAAGATCAAGTTGGCAGCACCAAAAATCAACAAACAGTATAGGCAAACAATTTTAGAAGAGTTGAAAAACAAAGTAGAAGGACTGTGTACTAAACATGGTTACATCAAAATCGGTAGTATCGAATTAGTGTCCATCCAGTCAGGTCAGGTAGAGATGGCATCGCTGAATGGAAACGTCATATTTGATGTAAAGTTTTATGCAGAGGTATGCAACCCCACCATCGGAAATGTTATCAAAGGCAAAGTTACAAACATCAATACGTTTGGTATTTTGGCTGAAGTCAAACCTGTTCTCGAGATTATCATTGCTAAAAATAGCGTGACATACAAGAGCGATATCGACCTAAGCAGTGTTCAAGTAGGTCAAGACGTTCTTGTGGAAGTAGTTGGGAAGAAGTATGATCTGTTTGATAAGCGCATATGTATTATTGGCAGAATCATTTCATCTCCTCAAGAGACCAAGTTTAAGAAATCCACCAAAACAATGGCTAGTGCGGTTAATGTAGATATAGAAGATGACGAAGCAATCGACGATGATGAGCTTGGTGATGACGACCAAGAAAGTTCTAAAAACTCAGAATCGGAGGAAGAAGAGGAAGCAACCGAAGAAGAACCTGTTGGATTATCAGATGAAGAAGATGATGTGACCACGGAAAAGATTGGAGGTGGAGAGTTTTTCGAGTCGGACGATGAAAACTACGAGTTGTTTGGCGAAGATGAGCTATCTGGTAGTGAAGACGCTGCTGACTCTGATGGTGTAGACTCGGAGGAGTATTAATTAAATATTTAAAGACATACCTTGTTCTATATGTATGGAATACTCTAACAAATACAGGAAACAGTTGTTAAATAGAATAAACAATCTTTCAACCACAGAGCATGAAGAGATCTTCAAAATCATCAAAAGGAATGACTTGACCTATTCTCAAAACAAGAATGGCATTTTTTTCAATCTATCAGCACTTCCTAACAACGTGATCGAAGAACTCAACAAAATGGTTGAGTTTTGCATATCTCAAAAGGATGAACTTGATGAATATGATATCAAGATGAACCAATGTAGATTGAACAATAGCGTTCAACGAATGGATATTAAACAACACTTCGAAGAAACTGAACGACACAAGCAGTGTGAAGCGGCTAGTGTACAAGAAAAATTGAGTGAAGCCTCTATGGAAAAGTTAACTCACTTTGTAGAAAAAATTCAACAAGATCGTGACAAGATCGGCAAGAAAAAAACAAACACAACGTTCTTGAACGCTAAGAAAAAGTTCTTGAAAAGAGCGGGTGAGCGCAAGATCGAGAAGGATCTAGTCGAGGACTTGGAACTTGAAACCATCTAAAGATTAGTTTTGTACTCAGCATAAATATGCAAACTATTTTTGCTGAAAAATTAGGACCCAACAAAGTAACTCATCCTTTCGAAAACAACGGCCCTTTCTTTGAAGGATATGAACCGTCTATAAGTAGCGTAAAGGCTACTCCAAGCCCTGCGAATGCTACTCCAAGTAGTGTGAATGCTAGTGTGAATGCTACTCCAAGCCCTGCGAAGGCTACTCCAAGCCCTGCAAAGGCTACTCCAAGCCCTGCGAAAGCTACTCCAAGTACTTTGATGTCTACATTGATGCTATGGAGGCTTCCTGAGACTACATTGTTATCTGAAATTCGTCAGAATGAAGAATTGCGAAAGTTCAAGGACGACTTGTGCAAGGCATTTCTTTTAACTTCTAAAAAGAAGGAGGACGTCACGAAATACATTCTAGATGATGTTTTTGACAAAGAATTGTTTGAGTTTTTAGGGCATCATTGGAACGTTATGTTCATTACCGAACATGGAGTGCATGGTCCATTACATCCAATTGGTTACTGGATCGATTCTCATCCACCCTATGCTATGTGTGAAAAGAACTTGGATGACTATAGAAAGTGTGTATTGAATATGCAGAATCTAAAAACCGTAAAAGATTATAAAGATGTGTTTAATCGTTTAAAGCTACCTGTGACTGTTGTTGATGAATCTACAGGCAAACGCAGGGCTATGCTGAAAGGCGAATTACATGCTTACTTGACTCAAAAAATGATTGAAAATACTTAAAAAGAAAATCAACTATTAGAATAATGGAGATGGAAGTATCGCGATCGGTTTTCAATAAGATCAGGAGTATGTTAACCTACAAAAAGGAGAACCAGAATATAGAGTTTGAATGTCGTTACAACCACTTCATTTCAAAGGAGGTGTTCTCAAGAGCTATTGCATACTACAAAGCGTATAGCTCACCTTTGCGTGAATCAGTCCATGACGAAACATTAGACATTTTTGCAAAAGGGTATCGCATTACTATTCAAGGAAAACCAACTATTCAAAGATATTGTTCAACAAACTCCTTATCTGCCAGTGATGTATCCGCAATCATAATCAAGCGTCCGATCAAGGGATTGTCTCCTGTGTATCTTAATTCCATCAACTTCAAAGTTGACGTCAAGGAAGAAGTACCAGTCAAAGATATGACTTCTGTTTTGACTGGACTACAAAACGAACCCAAAATGTTTCGTTTCAAGAAAAGGTTCAGTTTTGCAGATCAAAAAGCAGGTATTCGATACGATTTTACGATCTCCAAAACGTCGACAGGCAATACTCATACAAACTTTGTCGATTCTGGAACCCTGAGTTCATCTGAAAAGTACGAGTTAGAAATAGAATCGACTAAAGTCACCGATGACCCTTACGTTATGATCACAAAAATGATTGAGGCCTATATGGTTATCAATGGATCTTCAGGACTTGTTGCGAACAAAGACAAAATTGTTGCCGAATATCTACAGTTAATCAAACAAGATGCAAAACCCAGTGATGTTTTTCGTAAACCAAGACGGTACATGATAGGTCCACATCCAGTTTCAATCGAGCGAAAGAATGTGATCCAGCCTCCTATGATTGGAGTGCCAAACATTACAGAGCCTGGAGCATATACGGTTACAGAAAAAACCGATGGCGAACGCCATCTTATGTTCATCGATTCTGAAGGCAATGTCGTTTTAATCAACAGTCGTTTTGACCTTATACCCATCGCCAAGCTCACCGGATACAAGAATTGTTTGTTTGATGGTGAGTGGGTCTCATCTCAAAGATTGTTTGCTTTGTTCGATGCTTACTTTGCAAATGAAGTCGATCTTAGGTCAATGCCTTTGATTGGAACAAAGAGCCGTCTGAAGACACTTCAAGACTTTTATAAGAAAACCAACAAAGCTTTTGCAGATGAATCAAAAGTTACATTGCATCTCAAAGAGTTCTTGCATGGTTCAATACTAGAACTTTCAAAGTCCATTCTCGACAAACAAGCTAAGAAGGAGTTTCCTTATCATATTGATGGTCTGATTTTCACACCTGCTCATATGCCAATACCTAAAGATGGGTACGGAACTTGGGCAGATCTGTTGAAATGGAAACCACCAAACGAAAACACTATCGACTTCTTAGTCAAGTACGAAAGGGACAACGGCGGCAAACCACTTGTCACGATAAAAGACGGAAAAGTACACAATGTGTGCACCCTGTATTCAGGGTATCAACCAACGTTGAATGGAGACAAGATGACAGCATTGGATTCTCTTGGAAAGGCGAAAAACACCACATTTCAAGCGCCGCCCAGCTATATGGCAAGGCGTTTCATCCCTCCTGATTACGTAGGAAACGATTTGAGTACGTTCTACGCTTCGGAAGGTATTGAAGATGATAGTATTGTCGAGTTTGCTTTTGACACGACTAAAAACACCTGGGTGCCACTTAGAACAAGACAAGACAAAACAGAGCTTTTCAGAAAGAATGGGTTGTCTGGTACCGCAAACGATTATTTCATTGCTCTCAATATTTGGAAAAGCATTCAGAATCCAGTCACTTCTGCCATGATATCAGGAACCCAATTACTGTCGACCAGTGATATTCCAGAAGATAATGTGTACTACAATAGGAACACAACTCGCGACAAGTTTGCATCAAAAGCCATGATGGACTTTCATAATCATTGGGTCAAGAATCACAGCTTGATCGCCAAAGTAGGCGGCAAGAGATTGCTGGACTTGGCTTGTGGGAAAGGTGGTGACCTGAACAAGTGGATCAAGGCTGGTGTTGTAGATGTTGTAGGATTTGACTACGTTAGAGACAACATCGAGAACCCGATAGATGGTGTATATGCAAGAATGTCTACCATCGACATGCCCTCTTCAAATCGATATGCATTCCTAACTATGGATTGTTCCAAGGTATTGTCATCTGCAGCTGCCCAGACCGATGAAGATCGTGAAGTTGCTCAGATTCTATGGGGAGAAGGTGTTTCATCCAAGGGCAATTTGTCAAAGTATTGGGATATGATGAAGGACTTTGATGTGGTTAGTTGTCAATTTGCGTTGCACTACTTTTTCGAAAATGAAACAACGCTGCAAAACTTCCTAACTAATGTAGATAAGCACTTGAAGCCGGGTGGGAGGTTTATTGGCACATGTCTAGACGGTGGAAAAGTCAAGATTGCTCTTGGCAATTCAGAAAACATCCGTGGAATGAAAAATGGAAAGGTGTTGTGGGACATCACGAAGCATTATACAAACACCGATGAAGTTAAATTGGGAGATGCTGTTGATATCTATATGGAAAGCATAGGGCGAGTAGCCCGAGAATACCTTGTCAACATGAGGCTGCTTGAAGCCCGTCTCCGTGACATGGGGTACACATGTGTGTTTATCACCGGTTTTGATGCAGTCTACGATAAAGTTAGCAAGGAAGCTACAGGAGTATATGCAGACTCGTTGAGATCTATGAGTGACACCGAGAAGCAATATTCGTTTATGAATTGTATGTTCTGTTTCGAGAAGAACACTGCTGCTCCGCCCCCTGCCAAGAAGAAGATCACGATCAAGAAGAAGACCTAAGCGAGTTTTGAAGGGTTTATTTTTATTCTTTGCCAAGATAAGACAGGTATGGACGTTGATAGCAAAATTATGGACCTAAACTTATATGTAAACAAGAAATTGGCAGATATTTTGATGGCATACAAAAACATGATAAACTATTATTATGGAAATAAAACTTGGGACAAGTACAAGAAGTTAAGTAACGAGTACGAGTTTATTTATTCTTTTCCGTCGTGTGATTTCAACGTAAGCACATACACTCCCATAAGTCGATCATTCTTCAAAATGTGGGAGCTTCTTTATGACTACACTGACATATTCAAGCAACCTAGACCTTTCAAGTGTGTTTTCCTGGCAGAAGGCCCAGGAGGGTTTGCTGAAGCAGTCATGAAGTTTCGCATGAACAGCAACGACGAATATCACGGAATGACCTTGAAATGTGAATCAAACAAATGTGTTCCCGACTGGAAGCTTAAAGACAGTACATTGCACATATCATATGGATTAGACGGCACTGGCAATTTGTACAATGTCGAAAACATCAAATTTTTGTCTAAACTGACGGGGGGAAAGAACAATGTTGATCTTATCACAGCTGATGGGGGGTTCGACTTCAGTTCCGATTTTAACAACCAAGAAGAAATGTGTTTCAAGCTTATAACTTGCGAAGTTCTCAGTGCACTATACCTACAGAAGGCAGGAGGGTCGTTTGTGTTGAAGATATTCGATATGTTCAACGATAAAACATTGAGAATACTGCAGTTGTTGCACAACGTGTATGATACAGTCCATATCAACAAGCCCCACACCAGTAGACCTGCAAATTCGGAAAAGTATTTAGTGTGCACGGGATTCAAGGCAGAGAAGTACGACAAGTTGAAAGACTTGCTAGAGTTATGTATCAAGAACCAAGCGCATGCCGAAGAGTATTTGAAACAACACATTCCATTCAAACCTGATACCATTCAGAAAATTATAGGATTTAACACTTACGCTGTGATTCGGCAAGTGCATTACATACAAAAGACAATCCAACTAATACGAGGAGATGCATGTGCTGTGGGTGGATTTCACAACATAATCGATAAAAACAAAAAGTTTTGTCATGAGTGGTGTGTAAAATATAAGATATGAGATGACAAAAACATCTTTTCAAAGAAATATAATGGACCAAGTCATCAGATTCCACTTGCTGAAGGATACACGTGATGTAGATTTATCCCAGCTGCCTGTTGACAAAACTTACGTTCATAATGTCAACGATCTTGTTCCAAATATGAATCGCGAAGAATTTGTACTTCAAGGTTATCTACCCGAGTTCAACACGGGTTTTTCAGATGCTGAAGTTCGTCGCTATGTTGCGCATATGCGCCTTCTTCAAGCAATCAAGTCCGTAGACCCTGAAGAGCAATGGCACCATGTCGTGTTCGAAGACAAAGTTGATATTGGACCAGATTTCATGACCAAGCACCTCGCCTTACTTGGGGATCTGCCCACAAACTATCACATAGTTCACCTGTACGTCTTCCCACAACAACGCTGGATGATTGACGAGGGTCAGGTTTACGAAACTCTTCCAAACCTGAAAGGTGTATGTGCGTATGCAGTGTCGCCTAATGGTCGTCAACGAATCCTGGAACAAAAACCAATGACCGCACCTCTCGATGTGATGATACGTTCATTGGGCTTAATGTCGTACACAATATCAGATAGCTTTGTCGAGCACGTGGATGTTCAAAATGCTATCGACCCGCTGATCTAAGCTTAATCTTTGCGCTTGAGCTTTTCGACATCAACAACTGTAGCTACATACTTATCGAATAGAGATTGACCTATTTCAACGTCAGCTTGTTCGGAAGTTTTTGATCCTTTATGAACGTCACTCATAACATTCAACATGTACCTCAATACCTTAATATCACATGTTGGGTCACAACACATGCTGTACAATGTCGGATATTTTGTCCTAAAGTTTTCATATATACCAGCAAAATATGTGTCTTTGTTTGCTATGTTTGATTGCTTTATTTTTTCAGCGATCGTCAAAATCTTTGATGCCTCTTCAGGATCCATTTATCCTTGGAACAAAACAAATACTTATATATAAAGATGCAACCCTATCCAGGCTATGTACCTCCGCCCAAACCATCAAGAAACGGTGGCCTTTATACAGGCCAAGAACCACCTGCTGGATCCCCATGGGCAGCTATTCCTGTTGTGCCTGACGTTGACTACATGATCAATCAGAATCTTCAATCTGCTAATCCACCACCAGGAGCTATCTATCAGTACCCTGGAAACATACGTCCAGGTAACAACTTCCAAGCGTTTCCTGGATTAACACCGTATGTTGGAAAGCCCAACTTTGGACCTTTCAACTTCATGTGCGCTCCTTGCACTGACAAGCAACGCCCTGTCGCCAGCCATATGATGTGCATTTCAGAAAATGAAGTGTATCCAAAAGACCAAATCAAATATATTCAGATTGATTAAATGCGTATACTGATATTTATTGTTAGGTACAAAGAGACAGATGCATTGTACAGATGTTTAGAATCAATCGGCAACCACCCTGTTGACATAATCATTATGAACAACTACTCGACCTTGATGTTGTCACATCCCAATGTGACAATAATAAACAACGCTGCTAGACCAGACTTTTCTACAGGGCACCTGGCTAGAAATTGGAATCAAGCCCTGCTTCATGGTTTCAAGAATCTGAGTTGCCCTGATTATGATAGAATCATATGTCTACAAGCCGATGCAATAATGAGACCTTCTTGGTATTCTGCAATTCACGCTTTAGACCCAAGGATTCATTTCATGTCTTTGGGGCGAGGTGATGAGTTTCAAATGTTTACGCCTGAAGGAGTTAGAAAAGTAGGGCTATATGACGAAAGATTTTGCAATATCGGATACCACGAAGCAGACTACTTTCTCAGAAATGTTTTGACACATCCATCCAACTGTGTTGTAAATGACAAACTGCACATGCGCTTACACAATCCTTTCTGTATTGATCCGGATCTCTTCATCGAGGAGACACAACTGAATCAAAACGACGATCATATACAAAGTAAAGTATACCACAACATATCTCTGAGATGGTTCCATATGAAATGGGGTATTTCGATGGAACCGGAATCGTGGGACATGTCGGAAATCTCTAAAATGACAACTCCAAAGCACAAAGAAATTATGTTATACCCTTATT